TCTCCATACTCTTCAACAACTGCGTTTACACCCTTTTTTATGACTTCATCTCGTATGTGCTGGCATAAACTTTTACCCGTGTCTTTGTAAGGTTCGCTAAATTTGCAAAGCTTTTGACATTTCCAGTGCTTGTTTTTATTAGAGAGTAATCTTGGGTGCTGTGCATTTCTTATTCGCTCAAATTTTTTCCTAAGTATCTCTTCTGCTTTAACGTAGTCCTCTTCGTCAAAAGCCATTGAGAATAGCCCGCCAGCGTTGATGTAGTATATGCTGATTGAAAATTCACGATCTGGGTACGTATTTTTGAGGGCGTAATAATACAAAAGCAATTGAGTATCACTTTGTAGCTTTTCGTGGGTTTTCTCTTCTCCCGTTGCCCAGTTTATTCTTTTGCCAGTTTTATAGTCTATTATCTCATGGTATCCATCTGAATGTTCAACTATAAGATCAACAGTTCCTTTGATTGCTAAATAGCCCTCGATGGTTTTCCCGCCAAGGTCGTAAGAATACTTCGCCCAAGGTTTCTTGATTTCAAAATCAAAGAACAACTCAGTGGCAAATACGTTTTGGTTTCTGGGGTCAAGAGCGCCATCATTATAGGCCACCGCTTTGTCTGCCCATCTTTTACAAGTTCTACGGTCAGTCTCTGTAATATTAACTTCTGGAAAAGACGAACTGTAGTAATCAAAAGCTATATCATTAAGAAGTTCGATATTATCGCAATCTTCAAGAGATAGTTTTTTTCCTATCTCTTCGTCTTCTACAAAATCCAGACCGTTCTTCATGGCGATTTTTTTATCGCCCAAGGTTTGCATTACCTTGTGAACTATCGTTCCCATCAAAGCTTTTTTGTTTTGCTTATCTTTGAGGGAAAGGTTGTATTGTAGAAAGTATTTTTGTTCGCAGAACTCTAGTGTGCCAATACTACTGCTGCGATGGTAACAAACTATCATCCAATGGTTCTATTTCCGATATGGGCAGGTTGTACATATCTACATGAGTTTTAAAGCCGTTGCTTTTATCTATATCTCCGGCGTTCCAAATCTTTGCTCTTGCAAAGTAATCTTCAGGCTCTGCCTGCCCGACTATCCAGATGTTTTTAATACCACGATAGACACGCCTTGTCTTTTCATACGTCATATTTTCAAATTCAATGCTTGCAAAAATATACAAGTCCGGTGTCTGATGTTTACTTGTTTTAGCAACAGAAACATCAAAAAACCCTTGAGGGGAAACTGTCCTTCTTTTTGTTTTTATTTCTATTTTTTGACCATCTTTCCAGATGTCGTAGTTATACTTGTCGTCGCCTTTATCGCAACTAATAATTTCAGCTTCGATATAGGAAGCAACCGCCTCTTCTCCTAAGTAGCCTGCGGCATTGCCACCTCCTTTTAATATTGAATTGTTTATACTTCCTAGTTTTTTAGCTTTTGCCTGTGCGTGTTCTACCATTAAAACGTCCCAAGGGATACTTATGATCCTTTTGTTTGCAGCCATCCCCACCCTCTTAATATTTCCATTAGGTTTCTATTGGTTTCATCCACCGTTAAAGATTGATTATCTATTACGTGATCAAACCCATCATAGTCATTTAAGGCTGTTTCACTCGCGTGTTGGTCTTCATGCGGAGATCTAGTTAGTCTTATAACTTTACCGTCAGCCCTTTGTATTGCTTCTACTTCATTTGGAAAACGAATGTCTGGTACTATCGCTAATTCTGTACCGCTATTTACCATTCTATTAATACAACTGTCAACCCAAACCGTATCTTTTATATGTCTGCAAACATCAGTTCCAAAATATTGCAAGAATTCTCTAGCGGTCATTGTACCGAGAGACTGATCATGATTTACGTTAGGTAAATTTGTCCACATGATATCAGTATGGGTGTTCTTATCTTCGTCAGTTCCATAGCATTGTTTTTCAGTTAAGCCAAACAATTGAATTGCAATGATCTTCAGGGGGTCTGCAAAACTAAAAGACCTTATATGAGGCCAGATTGATCTATTTGCATATTCCAAAAATTCTGGGTCTTTTCTTTCAATATCTAATATCCCAAGCCCCTCAACCTCTTTGCCATTTTCGTCAAGCTGAATAGCATTTACTATAAGATTACTTTCTTCATCCATGAGAAACTTCTCAACAACATCATTTAGCCTGAGTTGATACCCATGTAAAAATTTGCAACAGGTAGTTTTTCCACTTTGCTTAACGCCAGAAAATCCTAGTATTTTTGTCATTGCGTGTATTCCTTTAGTTTTGGTTTTAGTTGGTTTTCTATTTGCTCTACGCTCATCTCTCCAACGTCTTTTGTTTGTAAGTCGAGTTCAACGATATTGAAAATTCTTTCGCATTTTTTCTTTATGGATTTTTTTGCTTTATTTCCAGCTTCATCGTTGTCTGTTAGTAACACTAGTGTAAAAGCTCCAGAGGTTTCAAGTATTCTCATTTGGGTATCGGTTAATCCAGACCCAAACATTCCCACAACATTTTTAATTCCAGCCTCCCATAATCTCCAAACATCACCCTGCCCTTCGACAAGAATTGCACTCCGTGTTTTACGAATGTGGTCTTGTGATAACCAGTAGCCGTATAGCCACGCTCCTGCATAAAATTTTTTGGAATTAACCCACTTTCTTCCGTTGTAATTTTCGTGAGCAACTCTTCCAACGCACCCAACCATAAATTTAAACTCGTCGTCATAAACAGGGGCTACGACTCTTCCTCTCATCTGTTTGTTTTTGTCTGTACAAACGCCTACATCAAATTCATCTAAAACCTCTTTTGAGTATCCCCTTTTAACGTAGTATTGAGCGGGTCTTTTCAGAGATTCTCTTACTTGGTTTCTGGTTATGCCACTTTCTTTATTTTCTTCTCTTTTTTGTAGAGCCTTTTCAAATTTAGAAAAACTGTTAAATTCTATGACAGTAGATTCTTTATTCAGGTCTTCAAAATCGGTTTCTACTAATTTCATAGAATACGCTATTGTTTCATCAAATGACACTTCTACATCTTGTAATCTAGAGAGTAGTACTCTAATCAATCCTATTGGCGTGTTGACATTTTCTTCTTCGCATCCCTGTGTCCAGCATTTCCACATTCCAAAGTAGGGGTGGCTACAATCAGTCGTCATGGTAAAAGCGTTAGGGTTATCTCCATCGTGAACTGGACACGGACAAGAAATATACTCATCAAAATCATTTACCTTTATCCCAAACTTCTCAAATATGGGGATGATATTTGCAGCGATTTTATCAGACAGCCTTTTAAGCTCTTTACTTGAAAGCTTCTTCAAAACGGCTTCTCCGGGTCAATGTCTTCTTCTATTGTAAAACCTTCTTCGTTATTGCTAACGTTGTTATCAAATCCCTCCTTCTGTTTTTTACTAGACAAAATATATTCAGATTTAGTGAACCCTTCGTCTATTCTTCCGTACTCGCCTTTCATGGTCATATTAACGTAATCAAAATCATCAGACAGCCCACCACCATGTCTAGCGACAATAGGTACAAGCTTCCTGTTTCCGCTTGCCCCGTTGTCTTCTGCCATTTCTTCGTCCGACTTTTTCTTGAAAATGGTAAAGCTGCTACAAAGCCATATTAACCTATCGGAACCGCTTACAACATCGGTGGATTCTTTGGTGATGCCGTCCCTGTTTAACTGAACGAAGCTAAGACAGGGAACATCGTATTGAACAGTAAAGTTGTGTAGCTGGGTAATCTGAAAACCTAGAACTTGAAATTCTTTCATGCCGTCTGAAATTTGCTCTGAGTGCATCAGTTTAAGGTAGTCGTATATTATCATGCAAGGGTTAGTCCTGCCGTTCTCATCAAAACCAACCTTTTTTACCAGCCACCTTCTCATAACCGATAGGGTTTCTTCAAATGATTTACCAGCTATAGTAATGTAGTCATATGGTATATCTTTAAGTCTTTCTGCCGATTGCGAAATTCTTTCTTTTCCCCCTTTAGATTGGGCAAATTGACCACTTGCTATTTCATTTATTTCTATATCACTCAAGTTAGCAAGTAGTCTGTTTACGTGGTCTTCCTTTGACATCTCCGTGTCTAAGACTAAAACCGGTATATTTAGCTTACTAGACACATGTAAAGCCACGTTGTCAGCAAACATACTCTTGCCAACTTTTGGTCTTGCTGCAATTAGATCAACGCATTTTCTCCTAAAGCCTCCACCTATAGCTTTATCAAATCTAGGAAACCCACTACTGATTCCAATCATGTCTGACGAGTTTTCTTCTAGATGGCATATGTAATCATCAATGTCTTCGCTGATATTTATTGGCTTGTCTTCTACACTGCTATTTAACGAAGAAGAAAGTTCAAAGAAAGGCTTTTCTCCTATACTTATTAGTTGATCAACTGTTTCATCGCCAGTTACTTCGCAAATACTTGATATGACGCGCTTTGCCCTAGTTCTTATGTCTCTGGCTATTTCTAGTTTTCTTAATTTTACAGCGTGGCCTCTGACGTTTTCTAACGCTACATCCAAGCCCATGACCGATCTAACGTGATTAGGCGGTATCCTATCTTCAAAAGCTTTTTCTAAACCAAGATCTTTAGCCGCGCTTAATATTGAGGGAAAGTCTATTTTAGAACTAGATTCAAAAACCTTTTTAAGACATGAGTATAGTATCTGGTTTTCTTCGACGATAAAAGCATTGATGTCTATAATATCATCAACGTCAATAAACGCTTCCGAGCCATGTTTGATTAAACCCGCTATGATGGCTCGTTCAGATGCTGGGTTTCCTATCTGTTCCGTCATACACCAACACACTTACCGCAGCGGTGAAATTCTCCAGATTTATATTGAGCGTTTATCATTTCCTTACCACCACAAGCATGACATTGAACTTCAACCATTTTAACTGGAGGCCTTCTGGTTGTTCGACCAACATCAGGCGTTGTAACATCCGTGTCTTCCGTGCCATCATCAATAAACTGGTTTTCACCAACTACGATAGGTTCACGCTTGCCATATTTCGATTCTTCTTCTCTAGGTTTAGTAGAAAAGTCTAAGTCTTTCGCCCGCACTTGCATTGGTGGCTGCACGGCTTCTTTTGCGATTGGCTCTGCGCTTGGCTCTTCTGGATTGCCTCTTTCTGGTCTGATTTCTTCTCCCGTGAGAAGCTTAAAACCTTGAATAACTTGTTCCATATCATTGCCAAGAATTCCTTCTTTAATTTTGTCTATAGGAGTCATTTCTTCTTTTCCTGCTTAATTCTAGTAGTGTGTCAGCCTGCCTTCTTATGTCCCTTATGGAATCAGAAAGCAGTGTTACTTTTCCTTCTGCAAACCTCTTAACCCTCCAAACTTTTTGGACGAAATCATCTTCTCTTATTACAGAGTGTACCTTAACTTCCCATTTGGTATATTTATCAAAATTATCAGACCTGCCTGCAACCGCGTGGTTTATCAATTCCTCGCACCACTTAAGCTTGGCTAAATGTCTGTTGTATACCTTTTGTAAAAAACTACAGTACCCCTGAACAACAAACGCTTTTTGACAGCATTCTTCTGGGGTTAAAGAATTTAGTTCAAAACCCGTAAGAC